TTTTTCTTAGCTTCGATCATCAACTTCTTATACTTGACCCGGTCATTGTACATCTGCTCCATCAACCTAGGTAGAAATCCTTGACGGTCTCTATCAAAGAAGCAACCAGATGCAGCAATAGTAAGATTTTGATCTGTTAGTTTTTGACGCAGTGCAGGCTCATTTAACGCACCAGAAAGGATCTTTTCAATACCAGTATCGGTTGCCAAGGCCGTAAGCATACCCTTGTATGTCTCAGGGCTAATGTTGTACTGCATAATCAAATGCGGGTACAGACTATTAAGGTCAAACGACACTACCCACTTATGCATACCCAGTTGAGGGTCTTTGACATATGCACCGACAATTTGCCGGTCCTTTTCTTTTCTATCAGCTACGTCAAAATTAGGAACAACTATTCCCTGCTCAAAGAGATAGTTATGGATAATAATATCCCACATGCGTACAGATGTGAACGTGTCAAGGTAATTAACCTTAGCGTCATATGCCAGTGCTAGTACTTGCTCGATAAACTTGAGCTTGTCTTCGAGACGGTCGACAAGCTGAACATCTCGAATGTTATAGTTGATATAGTTTTGAAAATCGTGCTTATAAAAATCGTTAAGGTTATCATATCCTAGAGCATTATAGTCCAGCTTCTTTTCGCCTAACTCTACAAATGCAATATGATCGAGCTTGTAGCTTTCTTGATTGCTAAACGAAAACTTCTTATGCAGCTGTAGGTAATCGAGAATTGTAGAGCCGACAATAATAGGGATATTAAATGTCTTCCCGGCAATTTCTACCTCTCGTTGCGAGAGCAAGCCCCATGGCGAAAGTCTCTTAGCGGACTCTTCTCCCATCAGCCGAGTGATGCGATTTATGATATAGGGCATGTCGAAGAACTCGACATTCCACCCGGTTATGATGTCGGGATGGAAGTCACTCGAACGCCACGTTGCAATAAAGCGACTTAGAAGATCCCCTTCATCCTTACATCTAATATAGGTAACGTTTTTATCTTCTACGCGATACTCATGATAACCAAATACGGTATACTTTCCGTTCTTAGCAATGGTGATAGCAGTTAATGGCTTCTCAGCCAAGGAGATATCTGGGAACCCGCCATCCGCTTCAATCTCAATATCGATTGATACTACAGAGACTTTCTTGACATCGTAGTCGATTGCCCCGGAGTAATGCTCGTTAATAAACGGATATACCCAGTTAGTCATTCCGTATATCTCTTTGCCAGATATATCGGAGTTTTCTTTTATATAATTTCTAGCATCATACGGTGAATCAAATACCTTCTTGAATACTGTTCTACCTTGAAGAGTCTTGTACTCTTCTACACTGACACGGTCAGTAGTAAATAGGTATGGCTCGCAAGGTACAGTATACTGCACCCGCTCATTCCCTTCAAAACCTCTAATTAAAAAGTCGCCTTTATAGAGGTGTACATTAGTGTAGAATTTCACTTTATTGTTTTAGCTACTACTAGTCCGGAGCCGTAAATGCGATTATAGTTGTTTAATAGTTCTGTGTTAGGTGTAAAGGTAGTTGTTCTATGAGCCGTATCAAAAGCAAACTCATCTTCTTGGGCATATGGTGCGAAAGGAATCAACCCAAGTGTAACGTTGCCACTCTGAGTAGGCATCATTTGTACAATAGCAACATTCTTTAGTTTAAAAAACGTTGCGTTATCAGTAGTGAGTTCACCCATAAGCTCTTCACCATTCATCATGCGGATAATTTTAATATTTGCCATGTCAGTCCTAAAAAATTAATCGAATCAAACCTATTGTATCAATTGTGACAAGAAGCATGTAGTTAAGTATCATGCCAAAAGATCTGCGAGTATATGCAGCCCATGCGTAAAGACAGCAACCACTAATCCATACAGGATAAAGAGCCATGAGGGGAGGATTAGGAACGGTAGCCGCCATTGTAATTGAACACCCAATACTAATAGCCCAAGCAATAAGCTCAACAATAAACCTAAAATTATTAGACCTATAGTCATCTTTAATCCACTTCCATATATCAATTAAAATGTCGTTCATAGGTCTAATTATATCCTGTTTCATTAATAAAAGAAAGGGGACTTTAAAGTCCCCTTTCTTAGTTCTAGACAAGGGATGAAGAATATTTCTTACTTCTGTTTAGATATTCCCATTCTTCATCTGTAACTGGCCACCAGTTCATGATGTTGGATTATCTTCAACTAAGAGCTGCTTATCCGAAGCGTTATCGGAGATTTCAATCTTCTTTGGCTTCTTGTGTTCAGGGATAATGCGCTCAAGGAAGACCTTAAGAAGGCCGTTGATGTATTCGGCGTTCTTAATTTCAACGGTATCAGCAAGAGTGAACTTGCGTGCAAAAGCGCGGTCAGAAATACCCTTGTAAAGGTAGGTCTGATCTACACCGTCGTTTACTAGTGAATCAAGTGATGTCGATCCCTTGACAGTCAGAACACCGTCTGCTAGTTCTAGCTCAAGTTCGTTCTTCGAGAAACCAGCAACGGCTAGTTCAATGACGTACTTGTTATCGTCGACTTTCTTGATATTGTATGGGGGGTAATTTGGAATGTTTTTGGCAACATCGTCGTGAAACTTTGCTAGACGATTGAATGTATCGTCGAAGCCGACAAAGAACTTGTCAAGATCCTTAAACTGATTGCCCATGACCATAGTTGGAAATGAAGTCATATATTTCTCCTTTAATTAAGCAAGATTAACAATTGTACGACCCCGAAGGCGTCGCGTTACTATTTATGCTGGATATCTAGTTGAACTCCAGCTTCCCGGAACATTATTCCCGTAACATCCCAGTTCATAAAAGCGCCGTCCCTATCTGGCTCATAGCAGACGACTCTTTTTATACCTCTTTGAATAATTGACTTTGCACACTCATTGCAGCATAGCAGGGTTGAATACAGTGTACAACCGCTTACGTCGGTGTGTGCGTTATCGAGAGCGTTTCGCTCCGCGTGGCATACGTACATGTATTTAACATCTCGAGTATTGTAGCGTACCTCACTATCACTAACGCCTCGAGGAAAACCATTATAGCCAACAGACAAAATATGATTCTTTTCATTGACAATAACAGCTCCGACCTTTGTGCTTGTGTCTTTTTACCAAGAGCTGATATGTTCAGCAAGATTTAAATATCTCTTGTCCCATTTTGGATCCCCTTCAATATCGTTCGATTTGTCCAAATTTGTTGGTTCTGGTATGCCATCCACTAGATGTGCGTTGTTCCACAGATCCAGTAACCCCGTTAGTGTGTTTAGTTTCAATTCCATATTTTTCGCACCACTCCTTCCATGCGGCTTTCTGTTTATCTCGTTGCTTTTTACTGGCCTTACGCCCTTTAGTGCTAGTTCGAATAATCAATTATCCATCTCCGACAAAAGAATATTGAAGAAGAATTCTTCGTTTGGAAAGTTTTCAAGGAACATATCTTTTACATCTTCAATAGGCAGTACACTGTTATCCATAAGATGGTAGAAAAAGCTACTCATCTCACCCTCAACTTGCTGACGACGCATTTTACTTTGAAAATTGCTCTCGAACATTTAGCTGCTCCTTTCGACACCCACCACCGGATACATATCTCTTACCATCTTCTGTAAAAGTTTTTTTAGTCGCACGGTACTGTGTGTGCAAATACTTTTCACAGGCGTTAAAACCATCAAACCTTTTTACTTCTACATTACTCATACTACCACTGGCTATACTATGGACTACAATATAAAAAATCCACTGACTAGCCATTGCAGTCAGTGGTGTAAAGGTTAAGATTTTCATCCATTTTAATCATGCTCCACGATCCGTCACCATTGTCAATCCATTTTACGGTATCGCCAATTTTAAGGCCAGCACTTTCAATTATATCATCCGGTAGTTGAATGAAATAATCTTCGGTAGTTGAGTCATACTCAACGGGAATGGTATATCTCTTTTCCATTAGATCCGCTTATAGTAATCGTATCAAAGTTTTTGCACTGAGTAGACCAGTCACCTAAGGAAATGGTATCTGGAACCCCAGCTGCCCCGGGGCACACGTTAACATTAGAGCAGTCTGACATGGTTGGTTGAGTTGGAGCTTCTCTGAAAGCTGAATCTGGATCATAGAAGGAGAATGTGTCTATGTTTGATAGATTATCGGTATCTGATCTTGAAGAATCGGAAACGATTTCTAGATTTCCATCAAAAACAAATCCACATCCGCGAAGAAAAGATTCAAAATTTTCTATAACATTATTAAGTTGAATCTCTTCAAACTCATGAGTGATCTTGAGATCGTCAAGAGTATGGGAAAAACTAAATTTAGACATAATATATCCTCTAAAAGGTTGGAGCGGGTAGTGGGAATCGAACCCATCCTCTCTGGCTTGGAAGGCCAGGGCGCAGCCACTACACCATACCCGCTTGTTTACGCAGCAAGCACTTCTTTAATTCTATCTGCAGCATAATTCGCTGCAAACGCTTGAGGCTTGATAAGGGGTGTAACGTTACACATACCCTTAATATAACCTACTGCCTCATTTATAATACAACTCGAACCGTGATGATCACTTGGATTAATATCTAGGTGAACTTCAACATCTCTATCTTCTAGAACTTCTTGTAGTTTCAAATATAGTTCTGCAACTTTATATACTTCATTCATTAGCCGCATTCTTGGGCGGTTCTTGCTTTGATCATAATCGCGTTCTCTTTGAACCTCGCCAAAGAGCTTGCAACCATGTC